AGGCCAAGAGCAAGAAATTCTTAAAAAGCGACAAAACTTCTTGAACATTTTTGCGCTTACTTTTATGACCAACGATGTTGATGGGAACAAAAAAGCCTTTGACAAAATCATGGAGTTCAACAAAAAATATCCGACGATGGCAATTAAAGCTGATGGAATGATTAAATCTATATCAAATAAGTTGGAAAAGTCTGTGCAAACCGACCACGGTTTGTACGTTGATCCAAAGCTGCGGTACTTGTTTAAAGATACGTATATACAAAAACTCACCCAAAAAGAAGAGCCGCCAAAGGCAGACTACAAATCTATGGCTAAGCAGTACGGTGGTGAGTTGGTAGAGGAATAAAAAGGGCCCCCGCTTTTTACGGCGGGGGCTAATTCTAGGAGAGAGCAATGGTCAATTGCGTTTAGATTGTAACCGGTTTACACGCCATACGCGCAACCCTCGTATCCCATCTTCTACTACCAGCTTAATAATTGTCTTATAACCAAGACGATCCAACTTACGTTGTATACGCTCGCGCCCTTCTACGTCATTGAGACACGGTACAAAAAACGAACTACCGACGGTGAACTTGTCCCAGTCTAGCTGGTATGTCACCCCGTCAATCTTCATCGCCTTTACCGTTTACGTCCAACTCAATACCCAGCAGGTCAGAGTCAAACTCTAAGGCAACCACTGGCGGGGCGCTGATGTCCGTGCCAATATCCAGTCTGGTGCGTACTTCGGCAACAAATGCGCCGGTCTTGTTCAAGCCGGTCAGCAGGTCGGTAAAGGTCACCTGCTTCAACACGCAGAAATCTTTAAGGGCCTGACGGATGATGAAGACACGGCGGGAGTCGGGTTCGTGGCGGACAACCAACGGCCCTCTGGGGAGCATAAGTGGGGAAGCCGCAATACCGGACTTAGAATTACTGTGCTTATTTATAACCAAGGTGTTGAGGTTGTGCTTGAGCAGGAACTCACCGACGATGGTGGCGTAGTCGTTGTAGCTGAGTTTGGTGGCAGTCTGCATATCAGAGACTTCGGCAACTGCCCAGTCAAAAACACGTTTATGGTTAATGTTGTGCAGGCCCAGCTTAGCCGCGACAACCGCGCCCGTCAGGTTTGCTCCAGCCATGCCTGACCAAAACCTTTCCCGCGTGTCTATATTAACTGCCTTGTCAAACCTAGCCTGTACTTTCAAGGCTGTATCTACGACTTCTTCCAGATTCTGCACAAGGTACTGCGCGTATGGAAGGCCAGCCAGCCCGTAGTTACTGTGCAATCTACCGAATACCTGCTTGGCTGATGCACGATCTAGGTTGTTTGTGGGGTCGATCTTGTACTGCATCAGACGCATCAACTCACCCTCGGATGTAGACTTCAACGCTTCCAACTTGTCTGTCATACTGGAGTTTGATGTGGCCACCATCATGGTTGCCCAGAATCCTTGGGACTCCCGCTCCTCGTTTGACGAGGCTTTCATACGGCGGCGGGGTGCGCCCTGCGTTACGCTGTACGCCAGATCAGAGAAGTCATCCCCGCTCATCTTGGTGATCTCGTCCACACCCAACGGCAAGTTACACATTACCGCCATGCGGTGAAGCTTGACATTCAAGGTATCTTTCCACTGGAGCATTAACTCGTCGGGGTGACCCCAGACGCTGTTCATAACCTGAAGTATGGTTGACTTGCCTGTTCCAGATTTATTATTTATAAGGTTGATGATGCCGCCCTTGATCCCCATGAACTTGATGAGAGGTGCGCCAAATGCTGAGAACACGGCAAAAGCGTGTGGTTCAAACCCGGGCATGTCGTAGACGTTGATGATTTCTTTCCATTCATCCAGCGAACCCACGGGGCGTAGAGCATGGGCAATATCTCGTGTAGCCTTGGATGGCGGGCTGTATTTAACGTAGCTTGCACCAATTTCCCTGTTCCCAAGAATAAACTTCTCGTCGTCATCAGCCCAACCAAATTGCAATCTCATCATCTCCACCTCTTGTGAAACTTGTAGTTCTTTTGCACATTGCATCAAATAGTCCAAGATCAAGGCCATTTGATTCGTACCGGCAATGACCCCGTGGAATGACACCACTTTACGTAGCTCGTCCTTGCTCAGCGCATCAACCAGAGGCACTGAGAATTCTTTGGCTCCATCCCTCGGCAATACCCTGCGGATAAGAATGGTCTCCCCCAGTGCTGGGTCAAACATTCGCTTGGTGACAAACAAGTCGTATTCGTAGATCAGGGCAACGGCTGGCCCGTCCCCTTCCTCGTTGTCTTCTTTAAGGTGTTTATAGATACCGCCGGTCTTTCCACGGAAGTATCTATTAGGCAGCTTTGGGACTACAAACTCCATAGTCGGAACTTCTTCGCTTGTGGTCTTGTACTCGATGACATCTCCTTCTTCAGACTTGGCGATCTCATGGCCCAGCACGATAGGCGACTTTATCTTGCCCTTGTGGCTACAGTTCTGGCATATCCCCGGCGCAAAAGAATCAAACGTATCGCAGGTATACGGGCCTTTAATCTGGCTGGCTTTGTATTCCGTTTTCGCTGGGTCGTACTTCGGATGGTTCTTGGATATGATGTGTATAGCTTTGTCGCGGTCTACACAGTGCTGGGCGATGGACAGCCCCGCCCGCCATAGAGGTTCTTCAATATTCTCCTGATCCTCAACCACCAAGCGCAACTGTTCACAACCAAACCCGCTTGCAGTCTTCTTCAAGATAGTGCGAAACCGTGATTGCTTATTACCAATAACAGCTTTTGTGAAGTCGTCTAATTCCTTGGGGTTATAAGGCTTCTTCGCTTCCAACAGCGGCCCCATGCGCTGGACAAAGTCATCAAACTCCATCGGCTCTGATAAGTGCATCAGAACAACGTCATGCGGTGGGGTATCCTTAAAGTTCTTTGTCCCGGGGATACGCAACACCCGAGCGGCATCTGCCGGTACAGCGGGGTCAACAATAAACTTGTGTTCCAGACACTTGGCCTTAAAGGTCTCGGCTACGGGCAGCCACTTATCCTTAAGTACAGCCTCAGTCAGCGGCCAGTAAACATGCCAGCCTCGCCCTGAATTCACGACGGTTGGTCGTGGCAGATTCAAGGTTTTGCACAACTCCTTGAGTGCCTGCATCCCAGTGGCTTGGTCTACATACCCTTTAATGCGCCCACGCTTATCAGGCTTGGCTTTGTCTTCGCCACAGTCAATGTCCAGAAAGAAGGACTTCATCAAGCCGCAGTTGGCGGCATCGCGGTTCTCATCGGTGATGAACTTACCGCACCCAAAGAAAACATCCACGCCGTTGGCCACCAAACGGTCAGCCTCGGCTTCTACTTCTTGTATTGTTTTATGGTGGGTCTGTGAATGGTGTGTGCCATTCTTCAACCCCAGTACACAATAGAACCCTTCCTCCGAAGGGACTACTGCTTCAAGCAAACGAACATCCGCCATATTGTGTCCAAGCACGTCAAAGAGAAAGGGGGCAACAAGGGCTGACGGTTACCCCGTTCGCTCCGTCGAGCTAGTTGCCCCCAAAAAATTATTCCCGACCTAAGAAAGTTGATATGCTTTGCTGGTGTTCAAAACTTGGTATGTGGGTTCCAAAGAACCAGTTGTAAACAGTTTGTTTAGAAACACCAAAAAACTCCATGACGATACTAACTGGGATGTCGTTGGAGACGCAGAACCTCCCCAAACGAACACCCAAATTTTGTATGTCAGCCGCTTTGTTAAGTCGGGCAACTTTCTGACTATACCCGCTCATTTGTCGTCATCACCCCAGTCATCAACCATAGCAGCAAGGTTTTGCTTGGGTTTTGGCTCAGACACGGTTTTCTTCTTATCAACACGGACGGTGGGTTCTGGCGCTGCTTCCTCTTCCTTGGCTTCAGCGGCGGCAGAACCAGCAGGAGCAACCAGCTTAGGAATAGTCGATGTATCGGCTTTCTTGGTAAAGTTCATTTTGCCCGCATTGATCGCAACCGGTGTCTGCCCTTGGGCTAAGGCGACTTGGTATGTCGGCTTATCAAGAAACTCGGAGTTGCTAAACACCAACTTAGGGAAATCACTGTCGGTGTCAAAGGTCAGACGAGTAGCCAGCATGTTCAGGTTGTAGCCTGAGCTTGCCACATACTTGGCGTATTGTAGGAATGGCATGTGGTCAACATCACTCGTACCAAAGATACTTTTCTGTGGCAGGATCAACTGAAAGATGTCGCCGCCTACGTTGTTGCGCAGGACAACACCTAGACGCCATGAGTAACGGCAAGCCGCACGACCGGGGCCACCAGCACCTTTGATGGCTTGAGGGCAGTCTTTACAAATAGTCGCTTGCGGGTTAGGAACATCCGCGTCAGGACGCTCCCCGTTGTTTGACCAGCAGTCAGGGATGGAAGTATCTTCGGCGTTGTACTCGGACGCATAGTAAGATTTTTGAACACTCTTGCTACCGCTGACAATAACAACGTCCATGTGGGACTCGGTGTTCTTGGCAATCTCTTTACCGCCATCGACCAGACGGAAGACACGCCCGCGCAGTGTGATGCGCTTGACGCTACCACCGGATGAGGTGAAGGCTTTGGTGAAATCATCCAACTCCACGTTTTGCAAGTGGACTGGAAGGTTGTCTCTAAATGTTGTAACGTTGCTCATGGTTCTCTCCTTAAACTGATGGTTTGCGTTTGACAGTGACAGCGTAACGGCTATCGACGTTGAGTCCTTCGGGGTACTCGTCTGGATGTTCTTCCAGAAAATCTCTCATGTTTGTATCGTGAATGCGTTTGTGCAGTACGCCATACGCTTTGTATTTATCCACAAGGCGGTATACTGCTTCCCAGTTTGTCGGGTTGTAGCGTTTGATTACCCGCTTAACCACAATTGTTTTTGCAGTTGACATACTTGTAGTGTTGTCAGCAAGCATGATCTGCACAAGTTTGTTTTCAATTTCAGCAAGCTGGTCGGCAAACACTTTGTCCTCATTCTCAAACTTTTCCTTGAGTACTTCGCGTTCTGTGCGAATCTTTATGTACTCGGTGGATAAGTCCTCCACTGATTCGGAGGTGACTATGCTCTCTTCCATTTGAAGCTCCATTTGTTGTTGTGGGATTTATTATATGGCTTGTACTAGACTTTGTCAAGTATCTGCCAATTCTTTTTTGTAGAGATCAACCACTTTCTCGTGGTTCGTTATGTTGCTCTGCAACATGGCGTATAGCTTGCGCTCAATAGGGCTTCCCTCAATATGCACAATCGTCATAGCGTTACGTTGGCCGGGCCTATTAATACGGGCGTTGGCTTGCAGATACGTCTCTGTGGATGTCACCGGAGCGTACCAGATAACAACATTCGCAGCAGTCAGGGTAACCCCGTGTGCCGCCGCTTGTGGTTGTATCACCAGTACTCTTGGGTCTTTAGTTTCTTGAAAGTTCTTAAATATTCTTGTGCGTGCTTGTACTGGCACGTCACCATTTATGACTTCGCAAGTAATGCCCTCTTTGTTAAGATACTCGTTGAGCATTGAGATCGTGTGCTTAAATGGTACAAAGATAAGAACCTTGTGGCTGGCTTCTTCGATGACCTCCCTGATAGCTTTGAGTCGGTCTGACACATCAAACTCAACGACTGCCCCGCTGTCGCTATACACAGCACCACATGATATTTGTAACAGCTTGTTCATCTTTGCCGCCGCATTGACCGAACTGATTTCCTCGCCCGCCGCCTCAAGAAGCATCTGATCTTTAAGCTCCTTGTAGTACTTGCGTTGAGATGGTGTCAGAGGTGCGTAGCGGCTTGTGTGTATGACCTCAGGCAAATCAAGGCACTCCTCCTTGGTAAACCTAATGGCTGGCTGAAGCATGTCAAACACAATCTGCTCAGCGTTGGGTCGTGGTATCCAGCGATACATGCTGAACTGTTGCATGACTGATTCTCGATAGTCACCAAAGAAACGAGGTGCTTTCTGTGGAGCACACAACCGGCCAAGCCCGTACGCATCAAGCGGAGACTGAGAAGCAGGTGTGCCTGTCAGTAACCACAACCGTGTGCTGGGTCTGACCAACTTGTGCATCAACTTCCAGCGTTTGGTCTGGACGTTCTTGTACGCGTTGGCCTCGTCTATGACTACCAAATCAAAGCAGTCGTTGTTCAGCAACTCATCGGCAATGGTTGTCAACCCGTCGTAGTTAATGATGACAAACTGAGCTTTACTTAGCACAATCTTTGCCCGCTTCTTTGCATCTCCATACGCCACATCTACAGATCGATGTACAGCAAACTTAAAGAGATCGGCCTGCCATGCGGATTGCATGATGGACAACGGGCAGACAATCAAAACACGTTTGACTATGCCCGCATTCATAAGTTGGTCAGCAGCCCAAATTACTGAGGCTGTCTTTCCTGTACCCTGCTCGTTAAAGCAGAACGCTCTGTGATTAGCTACGAGAAAAGATGCTGTTTTTCGTTGATGGTCGAAAGGCTCAAACCCCATAGGGCGTGGCCATGTGTATTCTTGCATGTGTTATTTCATCGATGAATCTGGGTTTCGTTTAAAAGATCGGTTTTTGCTGGGGGCTTCAAGTTTGACCCCATCTTTGTTCGATCCACCTTTAGATAAAGCCTTGACGTGCGCAACATCTTTTCCACTGCGGTCAACGCCTTTGGCATCAAGTTTTCGTCTGGCTCGTTGACGTTCCATACGGTCAGGCAACTCACCTCTTTGCTTTTGTTGTTCATACTCTTTCTTATAAGGTCTGGTTTTGTTGGTGTAAGGCATCTGATTTCTCCTTTATGTGAAGTACGGAATTTCTAGCTATGCGGACTTCCACAATAGCTTTCTCAAGTTGATCCATAGCAAGAATATAGTCTTCTTGGAGCAAATAGTCATGCGCTTTTTTCAACGCCCGCTCTGCCATCATCAGTGGGTAAGCGTAATCAATTAGTTCTGTCATTTGCTTTATTTCTGTCTCTTATGTCCTGTAGAAATTTTCTCAACCATTTACCGCCGCCAAGTTTTGTAAATTCTGCGTATTCACTTTGAGTAACTCGTATGCCTATGGTCTTACCCGCTTTGGTCAATTCACTTTTCGGTCTCGGCATCTATTTGCTCCTGATGAAATGGTGCGTGTTTATCTAAGTAGTCTTTGAGTAGCTTCAAAAACCCTAACTCAGCACAAGCGCGTATCTCTGCTGGTTCAAAGTCACAGATGATGGTCATCGTGCCATCAGCGTTCTCAACAATTGTTTTCACTATCATGCTTCTCTCCTTCCTTCTTAGTTAAAAAAATGAAATGGCATTTGGTGCATTTCCAAATCAAGCCTTCCTCTACTACCACTTTACGCTGGCTGTGAAAGCCACGCATTCTCCCAAAAAATGTTTTGATCTGTTCAAGCATTTAATTTCCTCCATCTTCTACACAAATCTTTTGCTGACTTGCTCTTTGGTTTCCTGTCGCACATCTCGCTTATGGACTTCTCCTTTGCTTTTTGTTGTAACTGCCAAGGCATAAGAGGCTGTGGTGTGTCAGGAAACAAACCATTGAACCCCACTGTGCCTAGCACAGCACTGAGAATGATTTTGTCAATCATGCTTGTCCCCTTGCTCTAATAGCATCTGCACAATCAATGCAAGTCACACCCCACATTGACTTGTCTGTGTCGCTATATATGTCAGGTGCTGGCAACTCATAACACACCTTTGCACACGCTTCACGCTCTTTGGCGGCTACCAGTTTGGCAAAGGCTTCAACAATGTCAATGTTGACCTCTGCAATTTCTTTAGCCATACCTGCTTGACAAGCCATCTCAATGATTTCATCTTGTGTCATGTGTTCTTCTCCTTAAGTTTGGCTTCAATGTCAACGGCAAAAAGACCCCATGCCTGAATGCTTCCGTCTTTCTCCTCAAAAGGCTTGCCAATTGCCTCAATCTCTTGAACCGTCAAACCGACCCATGTGCGCTGTGGTTTATCCAACTGCGCTTTAACCGCATCCTTCTTGGCAATACTCCTACGTTCAATCTCGTTGAACGCTTCATCTTCTTCAGTCATAGCTTCCCCTTATGCAGTTCTTGTAAGAAAGTTTTAATTTTAGCTTTTGCCGCTGTAACGTCTGGGTCTTCAACTAGCGTTCTCAGTCGAATAACTTCGTCCAAAACTTTGTTCTTCTCAATGTCGTGTTCACGCAATCGGGCGTGTGCCTCGTGGTAAGCGGTGGGGTTTTCGTGAAACGTAATATCATCCCATGCACGATAAAGCTTTGGTCTGCCAGCAATGATTTCTTTAAGTTGTGCTTTGGCTTGTTCAAGCTGTTCTTGCAGTGTCATAGCTTCTCCCTTGTGATCTTCGGCTTCCTGCGTAGGACGTACAGCCAATACTTGAATGACTTATGCCCTGCTCTCCATGCGCCGATGTTGAGTCGGATGGCATACAGGAATACTCCCCACCTGTAAGCCCATGCAAGCTCTTTCTGCATTGAGTCCCAGTCCGCAAAACAACCGTCGCTGTATGTGATTCGGTATTTGTACTCAGTCATAGCTCTTTCTCCAATCGTGTTAACACCTCTTCTCTTGTCAGTCGGTATTCCCAGTTGCATCCGTTGGCTTCTTGGCGCAAGCAACTCCACCAAACTTTGTAGGGGTACTTGGGGTATGGGCTGTGCCCTGCGTAAGACAGCTTGTACTTGTCACCAACGCTTTCAAGTTTGTACTCAGTCATAGCTTCTCCTACCATTTTGGGTTTGTTACACGTTCTCTTGCTTCTTCCCATGTCCACTCGGGTCGCATCTTTAGAGTCCAAGCAATCCTTGCGTGAAGTCCGTAGACACTATGGGCATGACAAGCGCCTTTCCACCAGTTGTCTTCATCACGTTTGCGTAAACCTGACTTGACATACAACCAGTATTTAAATTTTGTCCACAACTCAATCACGCCGCCTCCCTAATGAAAAATAGTTTTGCCATAGTCTCAAACTCAACCATCTGCGCCTTGGTGTAAATCTCTGCATCCCTCACCCCCGCAATGATTGTTGTGTAAGCCTTCTTCAAGCTCCACCCATTACGCGCAGCCTCTTGCACAAACAAAGGCCAGTTGACAGTCTTACCCGCTTGGTCTATCCGCATCAGTGCCATTTCAAGAGGTAAGCCGTTCTCTGCGTACAGCTTAAATAACTCTGCGCCGTCAAAGAATTTTCGGTCAGTCATCTCGATCTCCATTCTGTATTAGGTACAACGTGCAAATGAGGACTGCACCGAATGCAACAACTACAAATGCGCCGAACAACATCAAAGTTACAGTTACAACTACATCCCACATCACACCACCTCCACTTCTGCATCTGTTTCAATCCACACCTTCGCACCGCATGACAACGGCTTGTCGGGGCTATACACCACACGGCTCTCGCCTTTGATGTATACACAGTGTGTATATACATTGCTCTTGTATGTCTTGACTGTCAGCACAGGGTCGTTCGTACCATTCTTTGCGTTGGCTTTGATGACATGTTGATTTACATGGATTACTGTCTTCACTTTAGAACCTGCTTAATTCTCGGTTGATATACCAAATAGCTTTTTCTAGGTCTTCTCTACGGCTACCCTTGTGGTAAGACCGGCTGATGTACTTTATAGCGTTACCCAAGTGATAGGATAAACCTTTCGCTTCAATGAAGTCGATAGTGTCTATACCACCCACGGTGTAATGATGCGGGTTATTCACTGGATCATTCACTGGTTCTTCCACCGTGATTAACTTAGCAGCCAACTCATCCTTGGCATCTTCGCTCAAAGCGTTTGTATTTACCCATCGATAAACAAACCCATCTCTATCTTCCGGAATAGGAGACATTTCCGCTGGCTTGCTTCGTGGTTTGCGGCCCATTAATTTGACTTTTTGTTTTGCGTACTCCGCTGTAGATACGCCAACCTTTTTAGCCAGCATTGCCTCGGTTGCAGTCAACGTGACCTTTTTAGGCATGTTCTTCCTAACCATGTACACAACCTGATAGGTCGTATCAAACTTCTTCGCAACATCTTTTATTGGCGTGTTGGGGTTCGCGTTGAGGTAACGACGAATCTTCTCTGCTCTGCTCAATTTTTTAGCCATTTCTCTCTCCTTCGTTATGATCGCAAGATGTGACTGGACACCAGCCACGGCATGTAAAGTTGGGTTTAGGATTCCACATATCGTTTTCTACGGAAGCCTTCAATTGACCAACATCTGAAATCCAACTGCCCCACAATTCTTCTTGTGAGTCAGATAGATAAGCAGTCTTTATAAAGTCGTCGGCGAACAGGAACATCAAGCCCGCTTTGACTTTCTTTACTTCGGGGAAGTGCTTGAAGATCGCAAGGGACACGATCTCAAGCTGTTTTAATTCTGCGTACTTGCTCGACTTGCCCGTCTTGTAGTCCACGGTCAGGGCAGTGTCACCTTGCAATATGATGATGTCAGCAACGCCGCGCCACCATACGTTCCTGTCAAAGAACCCACATGGCTCCAACTCAGCAGTAAGCCCCAGTTTGTTTTCGCAAAGTTTCTTTCCGGGCATATCCCTTAACGATTTAAGAGCTGGTTCAATCTGACTGTACTTCTCAGGAATAGGAAGACCTTTACCAACGTATTCTTCAGCAATCTTGTGAATTTCATTACCAAAAATGATAGCCTCGCCCAACGGCTCTTTGATATCCTTGGCCACCTTGAGGTGGTAATACTTCTTGGGGCACTGCTGGTACAACGCCAAACTGCTGTACGACCAAGTGATAGGTTTTGTCATTTAGTTTCCTCTGTTAAAAATTCAAGCCAGTCTTTGATGTGCATAAGTTCTTTCGATTCTTCCTTCTTCATGTATTGGGACAATTGAGGCTTACGATATTTAAACTGCTCCACGGAAGTGATGAAATTAAACTGTTTAATTAAGTCATACGCCCATACAGTTGATACGCCGTATTGTTTGGCAATCTCCACAACTGGAACGCCATCTTTGTACAGCTTGCCAACTTCCATGAGCCGTTTGATGCTCTTCATGTGTGATTCTCTAGCAGTCGCCATAGTTCCTCGCCATTCCTGATTCGCAATTAAGCGGCAGGTCTAAAGCCCAAGGGGGTGATGTACGCATACATTCTTCGATGTAAGCCCGAGCTTCGTTAGCCTCGTTCTCCGGTACTACGCAAGCCACAGCATCATGCACAGTCAGCACAACTCTGTAGCGTTTTTCAATTTGGATGATCTGCTCACCGATGACGCAACGGGCAATCGCTTGGCATAGGTTCTCAGCCACCTTACCCCCGTATATCTTGTTTGGGCCAGTGCGTGTCTCATAGGTGAATTGCCCACCAGCATTCCGTTGCAACTCAGGGTAGTTGAGAAACAGACCATTGGGTAACGGGATTCCTGTGAACGGGGAAGTCTCCATCAGCCCAACCGAGTCCACCTGTATTGGCTTGTTGGCTGAAATCGCTGTTAACACCAAGTTCAGATGATTCCACCACTCAGCAATCCGGCGGTTCACACCACGATACTGCTTGATAATGAAGCGGCAGGTGTCGATGTCTAGATCCTTACCCATGTTGGATAGCTGAGCTTGGAACTTCTCCGCACCCATCCCGTACCCCGCGCCAAGTACGGTGGTCTTGCCAATGAAGCGCTGATGATCGCTTACATCGCTCTCCATAACGCCAAAGATCGCAGACGCCATGTGTTTGTACACATCGGCTTTCTTGCGGAACAAGTCCAAGATGTA